CGGTGATGCTGGCCGTCCGGGCTGCCTTGCAGACGCTTCCGATGTTTGTCAGATTGAGGAGCTTGTGCGCCTTGGCGAGCTTACAAAAAGAGCATGGGCAAAAGATGTTCAGGTAATGGTAGAGGGTCCGGGTCATATGCCGATGGACCAGATAGAGGCTAATATGAAGATTCAGCAGACAATCTGCTGCGGTGCTCCGTTCTATGTTTTAGGTCCGTTGGTGACAGATATTGCCCCGGGTTATGACCATATTACTTCCGCAATCGGCGGTGCTATTGCCGCTGCTTCAGGTGCCGCATTCCTTTGTTATGTAACTCCTGCCGAGCATTTGGCTTTACCGAATGTTGACGATGTAAAGCAGGGAATTATTGCCTCTAAAATTGCGGCGCACGCAGCCGATATTGCAAAAGGTGTGCGTGGCGCAAGAGAAATTGACGACAAAATGGCAGACGCAAGAAGAAAGCTTGATTGGGAGGCTCAATGGGATTGTGCCATTGACCCCGAAACCGCAAGAAAAATCCGTGATGACCGCAAACCTGAGCACGAAGATACTTGCTCAATGTGCGGTAAATTCTGCGCAGTAAGAAGTATGAACAAGGCTCTCAACGGCGAGCATATCGACATTCTTTAATTAACAAGTTACATTTTTATACCTGTATTTCAAAATTGCACCTTGCTCGGTGAACCGACCTCCAAATCGTTAGATTTTTAGTCTAACTTTTTTGGGCGACTCACGGCAGGGTGCTTTTTTGTTGACAAATATGATAAAATAATCTATAATATAAATTAAATAATGCTATTATTCAAAATACAATATATACGATATTATACCGATAGATATTCCGACTAAAAAAGTTAAATTTTATACTGTATCGCTTGAAGATTTGGTGGTTTCAAAATTAAGTTCAATGCGTGATAAGGATGTTGAAGATATAGAAAACGAATTGGTTTATAAATCTTTGGATTGGAATTTATTGGATAAGTTAATTGATGATGTCTGTTACGGTATGCTGTCTGATTTTGACAGAAATGCATTGGTTATAAATTATAATCATTATAAGGAGAGATTTAAGTGAGAGAGTTGACTTTTAAGGGTTACTTGCTTTTTCAGCTTAAAGAATTGTCGGGATGTAATACAACCTCACTCTATATATTTTCAAATCTTGCTTCTTCTAATGCAAGATTGCAAGATGCGCTTACTATGTACCTTGTTCTTTATACAAAAGAAGATTTAAAAAACAGACTTATAAAAAAATATTCTTATTTAAAAACAGCGTGCAATCAACTTTCCGGTCTTGAAGAAAATAATATAAATGATTTTTTAAATTCGGAAAGATTAAGCCATTATCGTACGATATACCAAAATTATATTTACGAAAAAGATAAAAAAGTTTTGGAAAATAAATTAAAACAAATGATGTATCAGAAAATATGTTTTACAAGAAAATCTAAAAATATGAGCAACTACCGTATTTATAAGGAATTAAACCTTAATCCGGGTAATGCAAATGCTTTTCTGAAGTACGGTGATGTTTCAAAAGTAAGTCTTGATACAGCAAGAAAAATTCTTGCTTTTGTTAATAAATATTAGATTATGCACCTTGCTCGGTGAACCGCCCCCAAATCGTTAGATTTTTAGTCTAACTTTTTGGGGCGACTCACGGCAGGGTGCTTTTTTGTGCCTTTTTAATTCTTTTTTAATAAAATTAGCCTAATTACTGCAATTTTTAATAATATTTTACGCATAGGTAAAGGGGGTGTGATATGAGTACGGAAATTGTGACTGCGCTGATTGTTGCGGGCGGAAGTATTATTTGTCAATTGCTGATAAATGCGTCAAACCGTAAGCGACAGGAAAGCGAAAATGAAAAGACCAAATCATTGATTGTGTATCGGTTAGATCAGCTTGAACATAAGCAGGATAAATATAATCATCTGCAAGAGCGTGTTTTCAAACTTGAGCGAATGTCAGCCGTTACGGACGAAGAAATAAGAGTTGTAAATCATAGAATTGCTGACCTTGAGCATATAAATAGTGAAAAGAAATAAGCTAATATCGCTTTTATGGGCAGAAATTTATATTGAACTTTTAAATTAAAATGTAATACAGGGGGTGAAATTATGAAAAGCGGTTTTAAAATATGGGTAAAAGCTGCGGGTATCCGTGCGGCAAAAACCGTGGCTCAAACAGCGATTTCGGTTATCGGCGTGTCTGCGGTGCTAAGTGATGTGAATTGGGTGGCGGTTGCTTCCGCAAGCGTGCTTTCGGGAGTTCTTTCGCTGTTAACGAGTGTTGCAGGTTTACCGGAAGCAGAATAAATAATGCGTTACCACCGTAATAACGCCCCATAAAATAATTATTACGGAGGTAAAACAATGAAAAGTTTTATTGGTTGGATAGGCGGAAAAAGTCGTCTAAAAAATCAAATAATATCACTTATACCGACAGACTGTAGCCGTTACATCGAGGTGTGTGGCGGTGCAGGTTGGGTATTGTTTGGCAAAGAAAAAGTCAAGGGTCAGATGGAAGTTTTCAATGATGTTGACGGAGATTTAATCAACTTGTATAAGCAAATCAAATATAATTGCTCTGAATTGCAAGTAGAAATAGATTGGTTACAATCACGAGAATTATTTAATCAGTATCGTTATGAAATTGAAAATCAAATTAAACTTTCTGATTTACAGAGAGCGGCTCGTTACCTGTATCTTATTAAATGCAGCTTCGGCAGCAATCGAAACTCGTTCGCTACTGATACAAAATCAATATGCAATATTATTGATGAGTTACCAACATACAAAGAAAGGCTAAAATCAGTTATAATCGAAAACAGAGATTTTGAAAACCTTATAAAAACATATGACCGCTCTGGCGCTGTATTTTACATTGATCCGCCTTATGTAAAGTCTGAACGCTACTACAATCGTAATTATTGTAATTTCAATAAAAAAGACCATTTGCGATTAAATCAAGTTTTGAATAAAATAAAAGGTCGCTTTATTTTGTCTTATAACGATTGCGAGTTCATCAGAAATCTATACAAAGATTATTACATAAAAGGCATAAGCAGACATAATCTTTTGTCTGCAACAAGCGGAAATCGTGAAGAATTCAAAGAATTAATTATAACGAATTTTGTTACGAACTAACAATTATTATAAAATAATAACGCTTTAGGATATAATATCTTTTGGGGCGTTATTATGATTAAAATTCATTTGTCTACAATTTTGGGAACATACAGAATGTCGCAAGCGGAACTTGCACGAAAAACAGGTATTAGACCGTCAACAATTTGCGACATTTACAACGAGATGTGTGACAGAATCAATTTAGAACACTTAGACAGGATATGCGAAGTATTAGATTGTAATGTATCAGATATTCTCGAATACAGGCCGAACAGAATCAAAAAAACAGGCAAAAATCTCATAATTGAGGAAAATGGAAACAGAAAAGCGCAAAAATAATTCCGCTGCAGTTTTTAAAAACTGCAGCGGAATTGCTTTTAGTCTAAAAGCATTAATTTTTTCTTGCGCTTACGCCCTTTACTATTTGAAGCAATAATTTTTTGTGTAAAATTGAAAGTTTCGACATTAATTATTATTTTTTGATTGCCCTTAAACAGTTTTCCTTTGCTCCGATTATAGCCACAATAAGTGCAATTCGACAAAATAACTAAAACAGACTGCGGCGTATAATCATTACCGCACTTACTCTTATACCCCTCACTGTTGAGTTGTCGTGCAACAGCGGAGAGGCTCTGCTTTTTTATATACAATTCAAAAATATGCTGTACTACTTTACTTTCATAAGCATTGATAACTAAATCTTTCTCAATGAAATCATAGCCTAATATAAAACTCGCTAAAGAGTGACCTTGCGCAACTTTTTCGCTATTAGCAAGCACAACATTTTCTGCAATGATTTCTCGCTCCCATTGAGCAATTACACCCAACAGATTTCGCATAAGTCTGCCCGACGGAGTCGATGTGTCGAATGATTCAGAATAGCTCATTAACGCTACATCATACAACTCAAGCTCATCGCAAGTGTTAATTAAATCTCTAACAGAGCGTGTAAATCTTGTTAATTTCCACACGAGCACCGCTTGAAATTTTCGTTCTTTAGCGTCCTGCAACATTGCCCTAAAAGCATCACGATGCTGCACATCTTTACCGCTGATACCTTCGTCAGCATATATTTGATGAATTATATATTTATGCTGCTTGCAATAGTCTACAAGGACCTTTTGTTGTGCTGCAAGTGAAAAGCCTTCCTCTGCTTGCCTTGTTGTAGATACTCTGATGTATATCGCAACTCTCATTAATTAAACTCCTATCGAATAATTTTTAATTGACAGAAGTAACTCAAAATGATATAATTCACTAAGATAGAGTTATCTCTGTCATACGGTAACGGTAACTACTCGCTTTGGTCGGTGGATAGTTGCCGTTATTCTTTTTTTAATTTTGTGCAAAATAAAGATTCAGAATATCTCTAATTGCTGTCGACTTGCCAATTTCGTGCTTATTTGCATACTGTTCAAGCTTCTCGTCAAGCTCTTTTGTGATACGCAATCTAACAGTGTGTGTCAATTGTGCACTTGGTCGACCCATTTTAGGATTATCTGTTTTTTTAATATAAGCCGTAAAATAACTTCCTTTCTCTTGCCATATGAAATTTAATATGATATAATAATCGGAATTAAGGGTGGTGGCAAGCCCACCCTTATAACCTTTATGTGCTCTGCTTTATGCAGAGCCTTTTACTTTTCTTCTTCGTTGAGAAGATTTTTTACTTTCTCTCTTGCTTCTTCAATTGAAGAACTGCTTTCGAGAATATCAAGTACCATTTTAAGAATTGTCTTGAACTGATAATCTGTCATTGGTTCTTTCATACCTTTGTCCTTTCCGGCTTTGCTTGCCCAATCCTAACTCGTCTTTGTTCACCTCCCTTGACTGTAATTATATTATACACTTTTGTAGGTCAAAAGTCAAGTGTTTTTTCAATTTTTTTAAATTATTTTTAAAATGTCGTGTCATCTGCGTGTCATCTACCACATTAATTTAACACAATTTTATATTAAATTAAATCAATTTGTATTAAATAAATGCAACACAAAAAATCCAGCAAATAAGCCATTTTCCGTAATAATGGCTTGTTTGCTGGATTTCTGTTTTGGAGCTGATAACGGGATTTGAACCCGTGACCTCGTCCTTACCAAGGACGCACTCTACCTCCTGAGCTATATCAGCATATTAAATTTTTGATCAGCGTTAAGCAACATTGGTATTATATCACATATGTTTTACAATTTCAAATGTTTTTTTAATTTTTTTCAAATTTCTTGATAAAAATTTGAAATGTTCCGTATAATACGAAATTTGTATTGCACAAATCATAAAACCAAAATAGGCGGTGTCAGAAGTCCTATAATACGCCCACAAGGACTTCTGACAAACTACCTATTACCCTGAAATGTCGAAATGACATTATATTCAGTATTTTACAACAAGTTATAATTATTGTCAAGTTAAATTACGGTAATTCCGAGTCCACGCATAACATTTAATGCGGCTGTATTTAAACCGTCATCATTTGAGGCAGTGGCATTGCTGTCAACAGTCAGTCGTGCGTTCGGCAAAGCGGTTCGGGCAAGCACGGCGTTTGAAATAACACAAATATTTGATACAAGTCCGCAGAGCTCGATTTCTTTGTAATCACACTTTCTTAGATAATCAAACAGAGCCTCACTGCCATAGGTGCATTTCTTGAACACTTTGTCATTTGGCTGAACCATAGACTTGATTTTTCCGTAAAGTTCGTGACCTTTTGTGTACTCAATGCAATGTTCAATCGGCAATATTCTGCCCTCAAAAGTAGTTAAGTAATCGCAGTGATGGGTATCGAGAGTGAATATAATGTCTGCACCCTCTGCCCTGTATTTTCCGATTTTTTCGGCAATTACATTTTCAAGTTTTTCCGCACCGTCAAATCCAAGTGAACCGTTTACAAAATCCACCTGATAATCAACTGTAATCAAGCATTTTCTCATAGTAAACTCCTTACTTCCACGGGCGCTTTTTACCGTCCCAGCCTTTGTTATGCCAATAGTCCGTATCAGCCTCGTTCCAATCGCTTTTCCTTTGAATTATACGCATAAGTTCAAAAAAGGCTTTGGTCTTGATTCCGACCTTCACCTTGCCGTCCTTTGCTTTGATTTTCTTTGCAAGGGCGGTGGTCTTTTTGTCGATTGCTTTCAAAGTGTTTTCGCTGATTCCGTTGTATGATGTGGCACGGACATTCACACCGTATTTATAAATTTTTGGTATTCCCCAAAAGAAAAAGCTGTCGGCAATATCTTTATTGGTTGACTTTGTACCCGCTCCGGCTGCGGTAGAAATACAAACTGCCTGCTTTGAAAACATCTTCTTTTCAGGACGGTGTACCATCCAACGGTAGCCGTAATGGTCAAGAAAACTTTTCATAGCGCCTGTGGTGTGGTAAACATAAACGGGGCTTGTAAAAATAAGCACATCTGCATCATCAATTGCATTTGTCAGCTTTTCGAGCCTTGCGTGATGAGGGCAAAGATGTTCATTTTTTATAAAACAGCTTGTACAGCCAATGCACATATCACTGAAATCCTTTGGCAAAAAGAACTCTGTAACTTTGCCGCCAAGTTTATCGGCAAGCATTTTGCCGATGTGATATGTAGAGCCTTTATGGCTCTGACCGTTGACTACTGTAATTTTCATTCCTTAATCTCCACAGGTTTTTCGTCAAAGCCTTTTATTTGAAAACGAAGTCCGCAGGTTGAACATTCGTAGTACGGTTTGCCGTTGTTTTTTCCGTCATCTACGATGAGCATAGGACTTTCGCAAAATGGACAAAGTTTAATATCTTCCATAGTTATTCTCCGTTCGGATTAATTTTTAATGTATTAATAATCGGTTATTTGTCAAAAGTTTGGCAATTATGGTTTAGCAAAATACTTTTTAAAGCAATTATAAAAGTTTGGTCGACCTTTTCAAAGGTCGTGGGTGTGGGCAAAGCCCACAAATACTTTCCGCTTACGCAATTTAACGATAGCCAGACAGCTCGCTGTTTGGCGGCTTGAACACAACGGCGTTAGCCTTTAAAAAGGCTTGACCTAAATTTTTCAACATTATTATAACAGAATGTTAAAGAAATCAGTTCAAAAACAATTTAAGAATTTTCAACTGACCGCTTTCGTTATCGGCAATGCCAAGACCTAAAAATTTTCCCTGTCTGTCACTTACTCTGATTATTTCCTTATCTTGCGCTCTTGCTTTTGCAAGTGCGGTTCTTGACATATCAAGTTCACCGCCGTTTGAAAAGCGTTTTGCCTGTGCATCAGACACATATATTTTGCGGTAACTTGCAAAAAGAGTTTCCGTGCGCATAATATGCTCTGAAATCTCTCCCTTTTCGGCTAATTCTCTTGCAGTTTCAAGCGTAATGCTGTCAGCAAGGTTATAGCCGCACGCAGCCGTCCTGCACAAAGCAGTCATTACTGCACCCGTTTTGAGAATTTTACCTAAATCGTCAATTATTGTTCGGATATATGTTCCCTTTGAACAGCTTATATTCAATGTTCCGCTTTGGCTTTCTTCGTCAAAATCTTTAAGTTCAAGTCTGTAAACCGTAACTTTTCTCGGCTTTCGTTCAACTTCTTTTCCCTGTCTTGCAAGGTCGTAAAGTCTTTGACCGTTTACCTTGATTGCCGAGTACATCGGCGGCAGCTGCTCGATTTCACCTCTGAAATTTTCAAGTGCCGATAAAACATCTGCCTCGGTTGCGGTTTTATCGCTTTGTGATGTTACGGCACCCCATATATCGAGGGTATCGGTTGTCATCCCGAGGCGGAATTTTGCGGTATATGATTTATCGTGATTCGGCACTATATCCTGCGCTTTTGTGGCGCTGCCGAGAAGTATGGGCAACACGCCCGTTGCGTTTGGGTCAAGTGTGCCTGTATGACCGATTTTACGCTGACCTGTCAGCTTTCGTATCACAGCCACCACATCAAACGAAGTAAATTTCTGCGGTTTATTTATAATTATTACACCGTTCATAGAGTTTCTTCCGCTGCCTTTATCAGCTGACTGCGCACATCTTCAAGACTGCCGTTTATAGAACATCCTGCCGCCGCCTTATGTCCGCCGCCGCCAAACTTTGAGCAGAACTTTGCGGCGTCAATATCGCCGTTGGTACGAACGGAAATTTTGAAAAATCCGCCCTCTTTTTCTTTCATAGTAATGCCTATCAATACACCCTCAATTTGACGAGGAATAGAGGCAAGTCCCTCTATTTCATCCTCGCCGATGTTAAGGCTTTTGAGCATATCGAGAGTAACCCACACAATCGCACACTTGCCGTCTGCGCAATAAGTGATAGTATCGTAAACTTCACGCTCAAGCATAATTTTCTCTTTTGATTTGGTTTCAAACATCACCTTATTGATGTACGCCGAATTACAGCCGAGCTCAACAAGGCTTGCGGCAATTCTGAATGTATCGGCAGTGGTGTTTGTATAACGGAAACAACCCGTATCGGTAGAAATACCCGTATAAAGGCAGTCTACGATTTGCTTTGTAAAGTTTACGCCCATACGCATAAGAAGTTTGTAGATAATCTCACAGTTTGCCGCCGCATACTTATCGACAAACTTTTCTTTTGCGGTAACGGAGTTTGAACCGTGGTGGTCAATACAAATGTCAATTTTACCGAGATATTTTTCCATATTGGGGGCTAAAAGACTGTCTGCCGCAACATCTGTACTTATGATGTAGTCGGCGGTAAAATCCTGCTCCTCCACACCCTCTGTAAGATACTCGAATTTTGGCGGTAACTTTGCGGTAATTACTCTTGCGTTTTTGCCAAGCTGCTGAAGAGCAATGCAAAGCGCATATCCGCTGCCGAGAGTATCGCCGTCGGGGTAGTTATGAGTTAATATTTCATAATTATTGTGTTCTCTGAGGAAAACGGAAATATCATAAAGATTCATCTTCGTCCACCTCGTCCTCGGGAATGTCCAAGTCATTTAAAATTCTGCTGATGTTTGCACTGTACTCAATGCTGTCGGTAGCCTTAAAAATAAGCTGTGGAACATATCTGAGTGTAAGACGGTGAGAAAGCTCACGGCGAATAAAGCCTGCTGCGGACTTAAGTCCCTTAACTGCTTCGTTGGCACGGTCAAGTCCCTCCATAGCGCTTACATAAACCGTACAATAAGAAAGGTCATTAGTAACATCAACACGAATGATTGATAAAAAAACCTGCTGCACACGAGGGTCTTTAAGCTCACGAAAAATAGCCGTAAGTTCACGCTTTATATCCTCGGTAGTGCGTTCTAATCTATGTCCTGCCATAATATCCTCCATAGTTGTGATTCGTAATTCGGAGCACTGTAACTCAAAGTAAAATAATAAAATAAATTATTGTTTAGCTGATTGCTTTATCAAGCAATTATAAAAGTTTGGTCGACCTTTTCAAAGGTCGTGGGTGTGGGCAAAGCCCAC